TATTGTATGATAGGTATGAGACGTGATATCACAGTCGAACAATATGATGATCCGATACACGACTTGGTAGGCTTATCCGCAACAATGCGTTACGGTGTCAAGACTATTCAACCAGAAAAAGCTTGTATTATAGAACATTAAATAAAAGGAGTGATATGGATATATCATCCTTCTTATTTCTTACTGTATGTATTAATGTTAACTATATCTGGGAGTGAATAAATGGTATTACATGGCCGTGGTAATCAGTATTTTCTTACTAAAGAGTATGAAAAATTAAGACAAAAAGGTTTATTAGACAGAACCAAGTTAGATGATACTGAGAAGGCATTAGCTGATATTACTACTAGTGGCCAAGGTGGTGGAAGAACAGACCCAGATAAGACGTATATATTCTATAATATCCCAATTCCAGCTGATAGAAGTGACAGGAAAGTGGATAGAAGAACTGTACCAAGATATGGATTAGGAGAAGGTGAAGAATAATGGCTGATTTCACGCCAACCCTTATAAAGGAGTATGAGGTAAGAAATGCTTTTACACCTCCATTAAATTATGATGATGTGACAAAAGCAGAGATATTACTTAAAATAGCTGCAGTAGAAGATTATATAAAGGCTACATACTTTAATGATAGTATGCCCTCTATCGCAAAAGGAAAATACCCAGCATTATTAATAGTAATGTCTAAGATAATAAAGGGAAATCCTGGTCTTATTAAGAAGTATGGAATAATTGAGTCATTTGAGCTTGGGGATTACAAAGTAAAATTCCAACATTCTGGTAGAGGAGACCATGTATCAGCATATGAATCTGCTAAATCATGGGAACAAATGGCAGAGGATATGTTGTTTGCTAGAGGAAGTAGTACTTGGCAACTTGTGAAAGCTAATGACTAGAAATTACAATAGACCCAATAGTTTATATCCAGAGAATTGGAATAAACTAAGGTTTGCTATATTTGAGAGAGATAAATATATCTGCCAAATGTGTGGGGTTAAATGTAAGATTGGTCGTGGCTTGAGAAGTCCTCAGTGTCATCATAATGTACCAGTCAAATGTGGTGGAAGCCATCATTGGGATAATTTAGTTACACTATGTAAGAGATGTCATGAATTGACACACGAAGATTATTTAGAGAAGAAGGAGATTGATGAATGGTAGGTAGTCATTACGAGTCATTATTGAATAGGAAAGTATCTCGTTGGACAGAAACGATATCTTCTAATGCTCTAGGCGAAGATACTATAACGATGGCATATAATGAATCTGGTGTAAAGTGTAAATTAGACCCAGTTACAGCTGAACAGCTTAGAGAATTACCTGGTAAATTTGAGAATGTTAGATATACTGGATATTTCTTAAGTAGTCAAACACTAACTACTGACGATGAAGTACACTATGATGGAGATACATTTAGAGTAAGAGATGTATATGTCGATTCACAAGGATATACTAAAAAAGCTTTATTGGGGAAGAAGTAATGGGAGTCAAAATAACTGGTTTAAAACCAGCTTTAAGAAAGATAAGTGTCTTGCGTACAGGTTTCCCTAATATGCTTGAGAATTCAATGGAAATGCTGTTTGAAGATATAATAGATCAAGCAATGGAGAATTTGAGAAATAAGACTATTGGAACAACTTGGTCAAGAGGTACACCTAATAAAGTAAAGCTTGGTGATAATTTAGATGCTTGGGAATATGAAAAAATAGGAGTGAGTGCGGGCTATCATCAATGGAAACTTTGGAATAGATCAGATCATGCAGCTCCAGTAGAATTTGGTTCAAGAACTCCGATACTACCAAAGGGCGAATGGTTGAATTTGGGTGGTGGAATATTTAAAAAAGAAGTTAGAGGACAAGATCCAAAACATTTCCTAGGAGATGCTTTGTATTATCAGAGAAACAAGTGGGAAAAGAATTTAGCTAGATACATGAGAACACAAATTGGACAAGTGGTGAGATAATGTCATATCAAATATTAAAAGATTTATATGATGCAATTAAGGGTGATTCTAGCATAACTGCTTTAGTAACAGCTGGTAATATAAAAGTTGGCTGGCAAAACGAATTTGCTACTTATCCAGCAATAAGTATTATACAGGTTGGTGGAAATGCTGTAGGAAGGTTGGGATATAAACATGCATCTGGTCAAATAGATGAGAACTATGGTACACAAATAGAAATATACTCTCAAAAAAGTTTAAAAGAAAATTACGATATATTAGACCCATTGAGTAAGACTATGATATCAGCTAATTATGAAAAATTATCTGATGTAGATATGTGGGATGATGACTTATCAGCTCATCGTAAGATTACTCGTTGGAATAAAAGAAAGATTTATACTAAATAAAATGTATGTTTTATGTTAAAAAATAGGTGATAAAGAATATGGCACTAATAACAGGGGAAGATGCCACAGTATTAATAGGAGCTTCCTTTACGACAGCGGTTACATATGGTTTATCTGATATCTCATTCACAATAGATAGAGGTACAGTTGAACAGGAATTAGTGGGAACTGCAGGTAACTACTTCACACAAGGAGCATTAAGTGTTGAAGGCTCATTGACAAATTGTAGATTTGCAGCTTCAGGTAACTCTCCGTTCTTAGATAGTATTGTAGATGGTACAGTAGTAACAATATCAGGACAAATTGATGGATCGTCAAGCTTAAATTTCTGTTTTGCATCATGCCAAGTTACTGGATACGATATTTCTATAGGAGATGCATCAACAATCACAGAAGCTTCAATTGACTGGACACTATTAGATCCAAAGAACGTGACATATACTGAAGGACCACCAAATAAGATAGGTGATAACTAATGGCAACAACTCCAACAACATATACAGGTGAAGATGCGTATATCTATATCAGTGGACAGAGCCATACGGTATTTGGTCTAGGTGACTTTAGTTTAACGCTAGATAGAGGTACTGTCGAACAAGAACTCGTTGGTGAAGCAGGTAACAAATTCCAGCAAGGGGCAATGTCAGTAGAAGGATCTTTCACGAATGCAGAATGGGGAAACGATGCGGTAAACGTAATTGTTGGTTCATTAGTAAATGGAACAATGGTTAAAATATCTGGAAGTTGCGGTATGAATAGCTTGCATTGGATACTTACATCATGTCAAATAACTGGATTTGACATATCGATTGGTGATGCAAGTACAGTGACTGAAGGTTCCGTGGATTTTGTATTACTAGATCCATACAATATAGCAAAAGCTCCATACGGTGCAGACAGTGGCATGAAGATTTACGACTAAATGTATTAATGTATTTATTTTATTTTATATGATGGAGGATACGATATGGCAGAAGAATCTAAAAAATCAAAGAAAGAAAAAGCAATAGCTGAAATAAAAGAAAAGTCTGGAAAGACTGCAGAAAAAAGATTAGATGATACAAGGAAATTAATATCAACAAGAACAAAGATTGAAGGAGATTACGATGATGACCTGTTAAAGGTCACGTTTGATACGTCTCCCGAAACTAGGAGAACTATATTGGCTAAAAAACCAACTAACAAGGAAATGATAACCATAATGAAACTGTCTGCACAAGCCGCAAAGTATGAAGGTAGTGCGGATCCAGATTCATTAATTAAAATGGTTGAAATTTATGAGCAGTTAAGTGGTATAGCTGATAAGTTGTCTATAGATAAGCAACTCGATGAAGAGTTCTGGAATGAGAAAGTGTCTTTTTCGACTCTACAAAACTTCATAACTAATCTAATAACAGAGTCCCAAAGGGGAACAGGAGTCACTGAGAAAGAATTAAAGAAATTTCGTAGATAGTGGCTTTGGCTACATTGAGTTCGAGCTTTGTAAGCTTCTGGCCAAAACTCCAAAAGAGATTGGAAAGATTAGGAAAGAGAATCCAGATGGTATTTCATTCTTAGAATACTATATGGCAGATCAAGCTAAAAAGGAAGCAAAAGCAGCAAAAAAAGCAAAAGCAAAAGCAAGAAAACCTAAAAGGAGACATTAATGTATGTTAAAATGTTATATTAATAGGAATATATAATGGCATCAGACGTATATGTTTGTGAAATGAATGGTGCATCTTGGGCACTAGGCAATCAAACCAAGCTTAGTGGTAGTGCTGTTTCAGTAACGGCAAGATATTGTACTATGGATAGTGCAGCACCAGGAGACGCAAATCCTATACCAATACCAGATGCTGGTAGTGCGAAATGGAATCCTAGCTATTGGAAAAATCATTATC